TGTAGCTTGGCGCGAGGTTTGGGACAATTTTAAAAATATATGGGACAGTTTTCCGGCCACTACCGGCCCCTATTTATACATTCGAGATGATCAGCTCACTGGCACGGGTATCCTTCGAATTCTTCCCCGCGATGCTATAATGCAGATCAACCTCAATGAACTTGAAATCTGAAAACAGCTCCCGGATTTTTGCCCGGTCATTGATGCTCATGACGAATTTGCCTTTGATGCACTTCAGCAGCCGAGCCATATATTCAAAACTGTCCCTGGCAAACATGTCCTTGCCGTAATCTTCCTCACAATCGAAATAGGGCGGGTCCAGATAAAACAGGACATCTTCCCGATCATATTTCTTGATAAAGTCCGCCCAGTCCAGGCACTCGATCACCACCCCTGCAAGGCGCTCATGAACGTCCTGGAGCATGGGTTCCAGTGTGGTCAGATTGAACCGTCCAGGACGGCCGGGTGACACGCCGAAAGTCTGGCCGGTGACCTTGCCGCCAAATGACGTTTTCTGCAGGTAGAGGAATCGGGCAGCACGCTCCAGATCAGTGAGAGTATTGCTGTCCTGGGCCACCAGGCGCTGGAACTCATCACGGCTGGTGATCTGGTAGCGCAACATCTCAATGAACGGCGTATAGTGCTTATTGAGGATCCGGAACAGGTTAACAACATCCCGGCTATAATCGTTGATCACCTCCGCCTTGGGGATACGGGTTCTCCGGAAGAAAATCCCGCCCATGCCGACAAAGGGCTCCGCATAGGTGGTGTGGTCGATTTCCGCTATCAAAGACACCAGGCGTTTGGCGAGTTTGTTCTTGCCGCCCAGCCAGGGGGCGACGGGTTTTGCCGGGGCGACTGCTTTATACATGGACTCCATATCAAAACTCAGTTAAAAACCCTCCATCGATCCGCTGGGTCGATAAGTGGGGGGCGGGTTATCCCGTGCAGTGGTTGTGCACTGCGGTTCGGATCGTTGCCGCGATCCGACCCCCTGCCTACTAAGGAGCAGAGGTTTTTCCTTCAAATCTCATCAGCCACCTCCTCCCCTTACAGTCCACCACCGGCCCGCAGCGCACCATATTGAAGCCGGCGCGGCGGAGGACCCGTTGCAGGCTGGGGCGCATCAGGGCCAACACCTCCTGCGCCTGATGCAGGTTGCGCAAATAATCCAGGCCGGCGGCCAGGAACTTACACACTTTGACCCGGTCAAGCGCCGGGTGGCCGGCTTTGGGAGAAGGCATACATAGCCGGCTGACCTCCATCGCGCCTTCTGACAGCTGATAGTCTGGTAGATATTTCTTTAAAGGCAAGTCCGGGCCGAGACACAGCCGGGCGGTGGCCACGGGCCATTCCTCAAAAAAAACCAGCACATGGGCTGCCCGGCGGTCATATCCGTCCGTCTCTATTGCGCCCAGGTCCAGCGGCTCCCAGGGGCGCTCCTCGGCAAAATGCCGGTGCCGCAGGTGGCGCGCGGCATCAATCAGTTCTGGCGTATCCGCAATCATAAAATACAACCCCATTAGACCATCTCCCGTATATTGATCGTGGTCTGATATTCATTGAGCATTTTGCGGAATGTGGGCTGGCCCACATCCAGCACGCCATAAATCAACTGCCGCTGGACATAATCATGATCCATGTCCGGGATCATCAAGACCGCTCGGCCAACGGCGCGCTCGCTGAGCGCATAATAGTCGGTCCAGGCCTCGTCCTCGGTGAGGTAGCTGAGCTTGGTCTGGAATCCCCGACACGCCCCGCTGGGCGCCGGAATGAACGCGCCGCTGCTTAACTGGGTGCCCGATCCGGTCTTGATATAACGATAATCCGCCTTCCAGCCCATATTCCAGGTGGGCTGAAACGCCGGACCGATGATCAGCCGGCCCAACTGCAACAGCCCGCCGGGCACCGTACCGCCCAGCACCTTGACCTGCCACCATCGATACGCCGGCGGCGCGGTGAGGTGGGCAAGGCCGTGCGCCCGACCGTCCTCGCGGATCACCGTGCCGTTGCGAAATGGCCCTGACGCCTTGATCACTGTACCGGTGGCGAGCCCGCCTTGCGTCGCCGCGGCGCGGATCTCCCATGTGGCGTCAGGCCCCGCATTGGTATAAAGGAGAGCAATCAGGTCCGGCGCCATCGCCTGGCCCAGGTCAATCTGTAGCGTGGCGTCGGCCGTCGTGCTCTGGTGGATGTCGCGGGGTTGTTGAGCGGCAAGCATCGTCGCCGGCATATCCGCATGTTCGCCGATCGTGTTGACGACGTCATAATCGTAGGAATCTGCAAGTATTATGGTGCCCATCACTCTATCCCCATAAGCTCAGCAGGGTCCGGCCCTGGGCAGGCTGCTCGGTGACCCCGGTGATGATAAAATTCCTGCCGGTCTCAAGCCCGAAACGGGGATATTTAACCGTCACGGTCTGCCCGCAGGAAAACATAAAATTATGACCGAAGATTTGGGCGGTGAAGCGGTCCCGCGCGACCTTCAGCAGGTTAAACTGACGCTGATTTTCCGTGGCCGCAGCGACGCTGTCCTGTAATAATGTCGGAATCTCCAATGTGCGGGCGTTTCGCACAAACACCTTAACCCCTGCGTCCTCGCTCTTGACGATGCGCGCCGCCTGGGTCACCTTGGCGATGCGGTCAGGATCAGCAGCCATCAGTTCGCCTCCCAGAAAATATTACCGAAATCCTCACATGTTTCCGCCTGCCAGGCCTTTTCGGTATGGCCCGCCTCAAGCCGGTTGAGGATCGGCCGCAACAGGTTAAACAACCACCAGTCATAAACATGCACCAGTGCGGATATCACCACGTCCGGGGAAAAACCCAACAGGCTCGCCCCATGTTGATCAATGCTGATCAGCTGATTAAAGGCATAGGTCTGCACCCGCCCCGAGGAGAGTAAAAACACCAGCCCCCAGAACCCCGCTTTATAAATCAGCATGGGCAGCCAGTAGGGCAGCAGCAGGATCATCAACCCCGTCATGATTAAGGTCCCTTTTAAAGGCACTTTTTTCATATGTTCACCTTGTTTTCCCGGTAATGCGGACCGGGCGCATTGACCCGGTCCTGTATATTTAATGTCGGTGTTGTTTCCGGCCACTGCGGCCGCCGCCGGATCCCTGGGTGTCTTCGCGGCGGGCGATTTTAAACCCTAAAAATCCCGCGAAAACCGCAACGGCCAAAATCGCCAGAGCCAGTCCGATTGACATGCTGATCACCTCCTCTCTTTTTAAAAATTCGCATAGGGCGCGAGCCAGATCGTGCCCGGCTTGACGACCCCGGTCGGCGCCGGATTAAACGGATCGCCGGTCGGGTCCAGCGCCTCGATATCCCCCTCCAAAAGCACCCGCAGCTGCCGCATCACGGTATAGAGTCCCAGAAGCTCCATCTTTTCTTCGTCCGGCAGATTGACCACCGTGGGGGCGCTCAGGAAATCGCGTGCGTCAAACATGCGATCGAGCTTGGTGATGTCCGTATAAATATCCTCCAGGCCCGCCGCCATCGCCCGCGCCTTTTGAATGACCATCTGCACATCGCTCTCGTTAACTGTCATTTTATGCTCCTATCCCTGAATGTGACCCTGAGCCGGACAGGCTCAAGATATGACCGTTTTTCTTAATCCCATCACCCTTGGGGCCGCCGGCGCCGCCCGCATAGGTCGCGCCTTGACCTGAGGCTCCGGCCTGCGGCGTAATCCCGCTCACCCCGCCACCAGTCCCGCCATTGCCGGCGCCGGATGCACCCGCACCCCCGGTGCCGCCGCCGGACGTGGTGCCAGGATTGCCCGCTGTGCCGTCACTGCTGCCCGGCGCGTTACCACCAGACCCGCCACCGCCATTGGGCCAGCCGCCACCACCGCCGCCGCCGCCATAAAAGAAATACTCGCCGCCGGAAAATATGCGCGCGCCGCCACCACCACCGCCGCCGCCGGATCCGCCGGAAATCACCCCATTATTAACCAGTGTAAGATCCTCATTAAGTATCACTCCATGCCCGCCTGGACCGCCATTACCGCCCGCCTGAGTACCACCACCAGACCCGCCATTGCCGCCGGCGCCCCGGATTGTGACCCCGGTATTAATGTTGAGTGTTAAATTTATGGTCGCGGCCGCGGGCCAGACGCCGGTATCAATGGCATTGCCGCTTGTTGCAGTGATGCTATTGCTTACAGTGACCGTAAAATTAACGTCCGACTGGCCGTCATACCCCAGCGAATCCGCAAGCGTGCGCATATTAAGTGGCTGACCATTGTTATGTGTTGCGGATGCTGTAAATGCCGACGGCGGATCGCCGCTGTCGCCCTTGCCGCTGATCAGGTCCCACACACTGTTCGAGCTGTTGCTCGCGGGCGGCGCGACGCCGGTGATGCCGGCCGAATTGGTGCTGGTGCAGATGAAAAAGCGTTCCTGATAGCTCACCGTCTGGCCCAGATAATAGGTCGCGGCCGCCGAATACACGCCGCGATAATCGGCCTTATACAGCTCTGGTGCGGTCCAGTCGGCCTGAATTGACCCGTCGCCATTTTTAATGGCCCGGCTCACCCATGTGGTGCCGGCGCCGGGCACATCCTGCCAGCCCACAGGATTTTCGCCGCTCGGCGTGCCGGGCTTTGTAGCACTCACATAAAATTTAAAATCGGTATAGCGGCCCTCATTCCCTACCGCACCTTGGGGCCCAAAGGCAATATTTGTCGCCTTAGTTCCGACTGCAGACAACGCGGCGTCCAGGTAAAGCTTAAGCCCCTCCGGAGCGGCGACCTCTCTCTTCAGGACGCCGTCCATATAATATCGGACATAGGCCCCATCATATGTAATCGAGAATACAGTATCATCTGGGCTATATGATCCGAAACCACCCTTCGGTGCGCCGCTCTCATAGATGTAAGCGCTGCCGTCCAAATGTATGTACCAGGCATAATCCAGCGACGTGTAATTAGAATCCAGTTCCGGGTCTGTGTTCAGTCCGAGCATATAATGTCCGACAGACCCTGTTTTAAACGTGACATATGCCCCGTTTACATGAGCTTCTTCGCTCCGCGCCCCGGATGTCCCCCACACGCTGCTGCCTGTGATCTTCTCAATAATATTTGACTTTGTAATAACCCCGGTACCTGTTGGTACGAGCGTAAAATTCGCCGGGCCCTCGATGCGCGACCAGGCATAATCCGCCGGATTTGTGCTCTCGGTCGGGGCGCTCTTGTTATAGGCGAGCCCGATATAGGTCCGCGACCCCGGGGCGCCGTTGGTAAAATTGATGGTTCCGTCCGCGCTGTCGGCATAGGCGATCCAGGTATATAGTGACTGACCGTCCGATCCCGCCGGACCCTGGATGCCTTGCGGACCCTGGTCCCCGTCCGCGCCCTTGATCAGGGACCAGGCATAATCGGCTGGATTTGCGCTTTCCGTCGCCGATGTTTTATTATAAGCCACCCCGATATAGGTCCGCGCGCCGGGCGCACCGTTGGTAAAATTCAGCGTGCCATCGGCGCTATCGGCATAGGCGATCCAGGTGTATAGCGATTGCCCGTCCGCGCCCGCCGGCCCCTGAATGCCTTCTGGGCCTTGCTCGCCAACCAATCGGATCGCATTAGTCCACGTCCCCCCCTCGCCGATCTTGTGACGCATATAAATATCGCCGTCGGTGAACGTGCTATGCCATCCCGACACCCCGTCGACCGAATACTCGGTGATCAGGCCGTCTCCGTCCGCGCCCGCCGGCCCATCAGGCCCCCGTAAATTCCCGCGCAGCGTCCAGGAGAGCACCCCGGTTTTTTCATAAAAATCGCCGCCCGTCTGGTCCAGATAATAATCCCCCAGGCTGCCGAGCGATCCGGCCGGCGCGCCGGTGCCGTTATGCCATTCGGCACCTGTCCGGCTCACAATCTCCGCCTGACTATGCACGCGATAGGTAGGCTCAAAGCTGTGTTTTAATTGCCAGACAGGCGGCAGAGTTACCTGCCGTTGCAGCTGATGCAGATGCCGATCGTCCAGGGTTTTTACCGCTGCGCCAAAATCGACGATATCCAGGATAATCTTACCGTTCCAGTCCACATACCAATAGCCGCCCACCGAGCGCATCACCGCATCCAGCGCCTGGGCGCCGGATATGGCGGACGCCATATGCAGGCCCACCGTCGCCGTAGTCTTGCCATTCAGCGCCGCGACCATGCCGGGATCCAGGGTGATGTCCTCCATGTCCGTGAACTCCAGCAGCCGCGCAATCATGTCGCCCGCAGAGCTGACATAGCCGCCTGTGCTATCCCCGCGCACGTCTGCGGTGATCAACCCTGCGGGCAGCGCCCCGAGGCGGAAAAGGCCCTTGCTCAGGTCGGTCTTGTATTTACCCGGCAGCGGCGTCCAGGCCGCAAGATCGGTTGTATCTCCATCGCTGATCAGCGGGGCGGCCATGTCATACACCCCGTCAATCGCCTGGACGCTGCGAAAATGCACCTGATAAATCAGGTCCGTGGCATCCACCAGCACCGGCTCCATATTAAAGACCTGGCCAAACGTCGCCGGTTTTTGAATATCTTTTAAATCCACCGGCCCTTCGGCGCCGCCGGCGCCCGTATAGGCCGGGAGGGAGAGCGGAGCGTCAAATCGCGCGGAGAAGTCGCTTAAACTGAGGATCATTTCCGCCTCGTTAAAGCTCATATCCTCCACAGGCCCCGAATAGCGCAACACATAGGCCCCGAAATCATCCCCGTCGCCGACCCAGATGCGCACGCGAAAGCCGGTATAATGATATTGAGTCACCTCATCCATGGCGCCGTCCGATATCAAGACGGCGAGCTGGCCGACGCTGGGCGCGCTGCCGGCGCCCTCGAACTCGTCCAGGAAGATTTCGCGGCCGAATGAGACATCCCCCTTCAACCGGTCGCGCCAGAGCATGCCATTGATCACTGCCGGGCCCGGCGCGCCATGGCTGAACCGCAGGACCTCCTCGGCCCCGGCCGCCGGATTATAACAGGTGATTTCGGCGAGGATAATCATCTGAGGAACACCCTCCTGCCGATCCCGCCGCGCCCGCCGGCATAAATGGGATCACGACGGCCGGCCGGGGCGGGGGGATTGACGGTCAGCCAGTCCCTGATCTCCTCCAGGAGCGAGGCGATCGTGATATTGCCGTCTGAAATGACATCCGTCATGTCATCCAGGCCATCGGCGAGGTCGGGGAATACATTTTCAATCGTCGCCGTCGGCACCTCCGTTTCCACCTGTCCCAGGTCAACGCCCAGCTTGTCTTCCAGGGATCTTAGGCTCGCGAGAATGTTGCCTTCGGCCGTGAAAAACTGTTCGGTCGAGGCGAAAGCGCCGAGGTAAAGGTTGCGCAGCTCCGCCGCCACATCTACGATATCGCCCAGCGCCGCCTCGTCGCCGCCGAGCGCCGCCTCATAAAGCGTGCCGAAGCGGGCCTCCGCATTGCCGATTTGTTCCACGGGCGATAGCTGGCTTGATCCGCCGAAGCGGATATCATCCATGAACCGCTCAAGGTCGTCGGAATATCCCTGGATGATCCGGCTCGCCTGACGGCTGTATTCCTCGATCACCGCCTGGCGTTCGAGCATGTTAAGCCGCTCCACCTCCACCAGGTCGGCCCCCAGCGTGCGGGCTTCCTCTAGCCTTTCGACCTGCGCGTCATACAGCACCTGCAGCTGCGCTTCGAGCGGATTCTCAAATTCGAGGATGCCGATATCGATGCTTTTCTCAAACTCGGTTTTAAGTTTAAAAGCTTGCTTTTCAAAGGCATCACTCAAATCATTGACATTAAGCCCCAGATCCCGCGCCCGCCGAGCGGTGGCCAGGAATTCCTCCTGCAACGCGGTGAGCGCCTCTTCGGCCTTGTTCAAATCGCGGGCATTGATGATATCTTCGTACTTCTTCCCGAATTGCAGGTTGTCGAGGATGCTGTCCGGATCCAGCCCCTTGCTGGCCCGCAGGATCTGGTCATAAATTGGGCTGAGATCCAGCTTTCCGGACCCTTGCGCATACGCAAGCTGTGCGGCGATTGCTGCTTCGGCGCTGCCAAATTCCCGGCGTTTCCCGCGAGGGGCCTGAAAAAAATATTTATCGTCGCGAATACCAATTCGACCGAGATTGCCGGATATCCTACCGGCACCGTCTATTTCGAGGATAGCATTATAAAATTCAATGGCCGCATTGGCGAGCGCGCCGGCCGCGGCACGGTCGCCACCAGATTTGGAATATGACGCCCCGCTGCGCGCGCCGGTGCGGGATCCCGTGATGCTCACCCCAGCTTCCGGCGTGCCGCCGCCAAAAATCAATCCGGCGATACCGCCAATGATGGCACCGGGGATGCCGCCAATGGCTAAGCCGGCGCCGCCCAATGTCAAGGCTGTTGACCCTTTACCCCCTAACCCCAGAATATCGGCCAGGATATTACCATATGCCGCGCCCTGGAACCCGCCGCCAAGCGCCCCCATTAAGGTTAGCCCCTGGGCCTGGCCGGCCGGCAACGGTCCTATAAATCCCGGTCCCTTGCGCGCAAACCCGAGGATGGAGCCAAAATCATTAATCGTATCAGTAAGAAATCCCATACTCCGGCTCAGCTCGATCATGCCACCACCATAGCCTGGCACGGCCGTGGGACTTGGGGCGGATTGCTGGCCGGGAAACAGGCCGCTAAAAAGCCCGCCGAACAGGCCGGCGCCTTGACCCGCACCACCGAAAAGACTGCCCTGGAACACTCGCGCCGCCAGCGTCTCGGCTATGGCGCGACGGCCGATCGCCTTGAAGCTGTCCCAGAAATCGCCGACGCTGTCCAGATTACCTTGCAGGAACTGATCGAATGTATCGGCCAGGCTTTCCTGGACATTCTCCCGCGCTGTATCCCAGATGCGCCGCAGATCCTCGGCCGCATCCTCGGCCGCCTTGACGCGCCGCTCCATGGCCTCCGTCGCCGCCACGTGGGTCTGGGCGAGATCCCTCAGCCGGGCAATCTCTTTGTCGCTCAGCACAATACCCCTGGCCTTGGCCGCGTTTTGCAACTCCCGGGTTTTGAGCTCGATCTTGCGCTCGCTCTCGGACAGGCCCAGCAAGCGGATCTCATCCGCCATTTGGTCGTTGATCTCGGCCAGGAATTTGGCGGATGAGGGATAATATTTATCGTTTAAATCAGCCACGAGCCGCCGCAATTCCTCCAGGGAAGGAATCAACCCGGCATCATAAGCGTTGGTTAGAATGTCAACCGCCTCGGTCATCTCCCGATACCGGGCTTCTTCTGGGTCCAGGGTATCGATAATACCGACCAGTTTCTCTTGCAGCTTGTCCAGCGCCTCGCCGGCCAGCCCGCCGTTGTCGGCGCCGGCGAGAGCCGGATCAAGGACCTCTTTAACCGAAGCGGCAGCGACCTTGGCGACATCGTCCAGCTGAGCGAGCGCATGTTGGAGCAGCGAAATTTTCGCATCCAGGTCCAGTATATCGGATTGATATCTTCCATCATTTCTTAAAGAATTATTGAGCCGGAAACCGCTGGGGTTGGGATAGGGTGTATCGTTCGCCGTACGAATACGAGCTTGTTTTAAATCATCAAGTTCATTTTGTAGCGCCAGCCTCTCCTGGGCAATCATCACCTGTAGTTGCCGCTCCAACTCATCTGCCAACTCGCCTTCCGCCGCCGCCGCTGCGCGCGCCTTCGCCGCAATCCCGGTCAGGCTTTCCTGGTGCCGTGCATGATTGACTTCGGCTTGTTCTGATGCTTTGTTCAGGAGGACATATGCAGCCCCGAGCGCCCCGATCGCCGCCGCGGCAAGCCCCACAGGATTGGCCGCCATCACCGCATTGAGCGCCGTAATCCCACCGGTCAGGCTCGCCACCACAGGGGTGAGCGCCAGCGCCGCCAGGCGATAGGACCCATAGCCCACCACCAGCGCCTCGATCAGCTCCAGGTTATCGGCGACAAAGACGGTGATGTCGCCCAGCGCCTCGCCCAGATCGGCGAGTGTGCCGTCGTCAATCAGATCCTGCAACGCTTCTTTGAATCCATGCGTGCTGTCGGTAAGGCCGTCCAGGAACCCTGTGCCGAACGCCACCCGCGCATCATTGATCACATTGGCCGTGCGGTTAATCTCGGACTGCGCCGACCTCGCCGCATCTTCTAGACCCGGCCCGAACTCCTTGCGCAACTGGGCCGCGAATTTGGGCAGGAAATCATCAGACAGCACCTTCCCCTGTTCCAGCATCTTGTCCAATTCCTGGGTGGTGATGCCCATGGCCCGCGCCGCGATCTGGAAGGCGGCCGGGATCCGCTCGCCCAATTGCCCCCGCAGCTCTTCAGCCTGGACCTTGCCTTTGGACATGATCTGCTCGACCGCAGTCATGGCCCCCGCCACCTGCTCCTGTGACAATTGCAAGACGGTCGCGGCCTCAATAACCCCGAGATAGATATCCTTGGTCGCCTGCCCCGCAAGATTCGTGCCGCGGGTCGCGGCCTCCAGCTTGCCGAACAGCTCGATCTGCTGCACAAAAACCTGCCCCAACCGATCGCTTTCCCGGCGCAGGAAATCCACGTCCCGGGCATATCCTTCAGCTGATCCGGCGGCGAATTTCAACGCCCTGCTTGACCGATCCATCTGCAGCGTCATGCGGGTGGCGTCGCCGCCGATTTTGGCGAGGCCAAGGCCCAGCAACGCGGTCTTGAGGTTCAGAAATTCCTGCCGGGCGTTGCGGGCGGCGCCGCCCGCCCCGCGGGTCTGCTTACCCATGCGATCAAGGCCGCGCCCGGCGGTCTTGGCTTTTCTGTCGGTCTGGTCAAGTTCCGCGCCCAGACGATCCAGTCCAGCCTCGGTCGCCCTGGCCTCCTTTCCGGCCTGATCAAGATCGCCGCCCAAACGGTCAAAATTATTGCCCGCCGCGCGCGCTTCTTTTCCGACCCCCGCCAGCTCATCCGATAAATGATCCAGGCCCGCGCCGGTCACCTTGGTTTTATTTATCGTCTGGTCAAGTTCGCTCCCCAGCCGCCCGACGCCTGCCACGGTTGCCTTGGCCGCACCGGCCGTCTGGGCGAGCCCGTCATTAAGACGATCGAGGCCGCTGCCGGCGCCCCGCGCGTCTTTACCCACGCGCCCGAGGTCGCGCTGCAAGGCGTCCAGCTCTTTTTTGACAATCCGGAATTCGCCGACCAGGCCGCTGCCGTCTGCCTTAAGCCTTATGCCGAGATTTAGATCGCTCATTGAACACCTTCAATGCTTCCGCTTCCATGATCCAGAGGCCTGCGAAGTGGTCCTGGTCCGCCGGGATGCCCATCATTCGCGCCGCCGCCTCGCAAGCCGTATAATCAAGCCCCACACGCACGCCGTGCATGCCCGCATACCGCCATTGGGATTGCACTTTCAAAAACCATCTGACGATATCCCAATTGTCATAATGCACCTCGAAATCACCCTTGGCAGCCCGCTGCTCATAGCGGGCGATCACTTCCGGTTTTGCCGCGCCCGCTTTAAGCTTTTTAATGATCTCCGGATCAATCCGGTCCTGGTGATTGCCGTCCAGCAGATGCCGGACGGCGTCTTTCAGTTTTTTGACTTGCGACCGGCGAGACAATCCTGATAGGCCTTGTGCAGCGCCCGGGCCGTATAGGGTTTTTTAAGCAGTTGTTCGAAGCGCGCTTTTGTGAATTTAAGCTCCTTGCCCTTCTCGTCGCTGACCTGACGCCAGTCGGTCACCACATCGGACCAGAACGCCCTTTCCCGTGCGGGCAAGTCCTTGATGTCGTTGATATTTGCGGCAAAAGCCGGATATTTATCCTGAAACTCGTCGGTATTGAGGACTTTAAACTTGCACTCAAACGTGAACTCCTCCACCTCGCCGCCATCCATCGGCACAGCAATGGTCACGGGCCAGAAAACCTCGAGATTTTTAGGGGATAAGACAAACACTTTAAATGTCTCCTGTTAAGTGGTTTAAACGTTATTTAACAACCAGCCGAATTTCATCATCACCCACAAGGGGCAGGGGATGCAGCGGCGTGGTCAGCGACAGGACATTTTCATCATCGCTATATTCCATGGGCTTCAGTTGCACCTTCGGCGCGCTGAGCTCGACGATATTGCCGGCGACCGTGCCGTGCGTCAGGCTCAAGGCCCCCGTCGTGCGCGCCGGCACCCGGGTGAAATAATTAAACGTGGCGACGGCCGGCGCATCGAAGATCATTTGACCGCTCGGCGAGCGGTCCTTAAGCCGCACTTCTTTCTGACCCGGCAGGTTGCGCAACCCCACGTCATTGCCCATGCTGAGCTCCAGGGACTGCAGCACCACATCCTGGCCATGCAGCTGCGCCGTGGGCGTGTTGTCAAAATTGACCTCCACCGGATCCTGAAAACCGCTGAAATCCGGTGTGGCGATCGTGCCGGTCACCGGATCGTTATAAAGTCCGATGAAATTAAACCGCAGGAAGGGATAGGCGTTGCGGGGGATGACGAAATCCACAGACCCACGACAGGCCTGCATCTTGTGTAAATCGCCGTCCTGCTCGAAATGGATGGTGCAGGCCTCAAAACCGCCAGAGACTGGATTATACGTCACATCCGTGCCCACATTAATCACTTCCTGGAAGCCACAGGCCCTGAGAAGCGGGCCATAAGCCGGAGCCGTACCAGCGGTCCCGGATCCAGCCAGCTCCACTTCAAAACTCAAAGAAGATCTGAGGTTGGTGTAGCCGAGCTCCGTATTGCCCAGATAATTCTGGGCGAAATCCCGGGTGATCTCGTCGGCCTCCAGGATACGCGGCTGGACATTACGGGCCAGGATCGCATTGGTGCCGTCCGGCGCCGCGTCGGTGCCCACCACGGTTTCGATTTTTGCGGCAATAACCTTCTGGTTGAATTCGCGGCTCATGATTTAGTCTCCTTTTTTGCCGGTGCGCTTTTTACAGCGGTAACGTCCTTTTCGTCTTTTGAGGCGGGCGGCGCTTTTTTAAGCCGGCCGTTCTCCTTGATGTAGCTGCCGCCCAGGCGGCGGTTTGACTTATCGATAAACATGTTCATGCTCCTGTTTTGCGCAGATGATAGGTGGTCCTGAATTTAAGCTCCGTGCCCAGGTAATCGCGGACCCTGAGGATATTCTGGCCCACATATTCCACCGGGCTTTCATAGCCCCGGTCCCGGTCGATAAAGCCGGTCAGCAATCCCTTCAGCGCGGTCTCGATCCGGTGCAGATCGCCGGTTTTAGGATTTTTAAGGACGCTCACCAGGGAAAAGGACAAGGTGACCTTTTGGTCAATGGCGCCGGCGGCAAGCCGGTTCGCGGCGGCGCTTTCCGCCGTCGGCACCACAAAACAGGCCGGCAGGCGACGCAGCAGATTATCGATATCCGCCAGGCTTTCCACCCCGTCCACATGGTAATTGCGGAATTCCGGATGGTCCTTGATCAGGCGGATCAGCGGATCAACAATCATATCGCGTCTCCCCCTCGCCGCACGGCGGCCTCAAAGATGTCCTTAAAAATATACCGGATTTCCTGTTTGTCCTCGTCATTGACGCCCAGATAGGGCCGCGCCGGGATCGTAACCTGATCCACCAGCCGCAACCCGTCCGGCGTCCGGAAGGCGAGTTTTTTTGCAGATTTAGGCCGGATGACGCCGCCAAACTGATGAATCGCGGCATAGATCACATTTGTGCCGATCATCACCTCGTCGCCCTGGATCACATAGGTGATGCTGTCCCGCAGATGCCCATGATTCAAAAGGGTCTGCCCGCCCTCGCGGGCGGCGCGGCGGGACGGCGTCCAGGCTTTGCCATCCGGCCCCACGCCATCGGAAAACCGTAGCTTGGTGGTGTTTTCCACATAGGATCCAATTTCGTCCAATAGCGGCGTCAGGTCCTCGGCCGCCGTGAGCAGGCCGCCAATCCCCCGGCGAACCTCGACATCGTTAAGGGATATGGAGATATTAAATCCGCTCATCTTAAAACCCCTTCAGGCTGTCGCGGCTGAATGTCCGCTCAGGGCCGGTGAAGCTGGGCCCGCCGCTGGTCGCGGTGGGTTTTGCCGCGTTTGCGCTCAGCGTGACATCGCCCCGGGACAGGGCCTTTAACATCTCCATCGCCTTGGCGTATTTCCCGGCGACGCTGTCGGGTACGTTTTCGGTATGCAGTTCATAAAAAGCGATCGCAAGGACCGCGCCCTTGATGATCTCGGGGACTGGATCAAGTGGCGTCTGATATCTTTTTGCCGCATAGCCATCCGCCATCGCCGTGGCATATTGCAGGGCCTGGCCCAACCGCTCCACATCGATGCGGCCGACCTGATGCGTATCGGTGAGCACCAGGACCGTGTCATAGTCATATTTTGTGACAAATTCCGCCGGGCTGACATAGATATGGCCCTGGCCGTCGGGCACCGCCCAGGTAAAATCCTGGACGCGGATCTGCACGTCCTCTTCCAGCTTGTCTCCATTTGAGGTCAGCACCCTGACCCGGATCGCATAATCCTCGCCGTCCGTGCCGCCCGCGACGCGGAACTGTGCCTGATCGCCGCTCACCACGGCGTCCGTTGCCAGCAGAGGATCAATTTCCGCGACCCGCCCGCGCGGCGTGACCAAAAGGCTGTCCACACCAGCAAGGGTTTCTCCTTCATTCAGGGGATAGGCAAGCTGGTAGATCTTGTCCTCCCAGGGCTGTTTGGTGAGCGCGTAACTCATCACGCGGCTCCCCTGCCTGTAATCTTGGGCGTAAAGCTCCCCGCGTTGGCAGCCTCGCCGGCGGCAAGCGTAAGCTTGAGCCACATGCCTATGGCCGCACCCGGAGGAAGATCCCCGCCCGGGACCGACTTTGCTCCAGCGTCAAAGATGATGCCAACCGGTGCGGTGAGCCGGCCGTTGGCGCCATTATCGCCAGTACCATTCAAGGCGGCCTCCAGCCCGAAGGTGATCTTGCCGCCCAGATCCGTCTCCAGCAGCACCTGCGCCATCAGCAGCGCGTCGGTGGTTGAGGTATTTTTGTAAAACACCTTGTCATGGTATTCCCTCACCACACCGCCCGCCACATCGGCGGCCGCGTTATAAAACGGCCTGCGGATCGTGGTGATGCCGGCCGGGAAGATCATCAGGTCCCCACCAGCGCCGTTTTTACGCAAGGTCACGATGCCGGCGGCAGGCGCGGACAATTCCGCCTTTAACAGCCGTTTAAAGGATCCCGCAAGATCCACGACCGTGGTACCGTTTAAGGATTTGGTATCGGTCAGGATCCTGCCGTCCGCGGCGCGGCCGGTGACCGTGATGGTCTGGGTGGTGTCCCCCGCATTATCGCTGACCATCTCAATGGGACCGGTCACATCCAGCGGCGTGAAGCTCACTAAAGTAGTCTCATCAATTGCGCCGCCGACATTCGTCGTCACGTCGTCTTCCGGCATGACGGCGGATCCGTAAATCTGTAAATCTGTAGCGGATAACATTATTTTCTCCTCTTGAAGATCACACCCCGGCCGCGGGCGCCTTTGACCGGGAACCAGGACCGGTCCGGACGATCCGCGAACCGTGTTGCGGGTCCGGCGCGGCGTTTAAAAATTCTGGTAACGCCGGCGATAAAACCGCTCACGCCGTCCCAGGCGACGGGTAGAACATCGTCGCGCGCGATGACGGCCACAAAGTCCGCCTGGATATCCCGCGCCGCGATCATCTCCCCCAACTGTTCGACGCTCATCTCCCGCTCAGCCACGATCATTGCCACGCTGTCGATATGCAGGGCGGGGGTGGTCTCAAGGCCGGCCTGTATATCCACCGGCAGCGGGCTCAAGAATTCCAGCAACAGCATCCCCGTCCACAGCACCGGCAGTTCGGCGGTCTGGAGCAGGTCGCCTAAATGTTCGATCCGGATTTCCGAAGATGTTGCGAGATCTGCTTGATGATCTGCGGGAAGGGGGCGGCCAACAGCGATATTCTGGTCATATTCTGCTGGAAGAGATGCCCCTTTTTCCAGCTCCATAAGCCAGTCCAGCGGCAAATCCACGGCCAGGTCCACAGCAAGCGCCCCGGACCACAGCACCGGCAGAACCGGGCCCGCGGAAAGGCCGCTCAGCTGCTCCGTCGGTACCTGGTGCGCCCGGATGATCTCCAGTGCCTGTTCGATCTGCAGCTCTGCGGAGCTGGTCAACGGGGCGATAACCTCGGTGGGCAGGCCACGGGCCACCGAAACCATGACCTGATGATCCAGCAACATACCCGCCGAGCGGGTCAAGAGGTGAAGGATTTCAACCGGGACAGGCACATCCCGGCTAACACCTCCCACCCAGTCGGCCGCCAGCTCGACACGAGCCTGCACGTCCAGGCCATATTCCACGGGGATCACCTGGGCAACCTCTACCGGTGTGCCCCCGGCAGCCGGCGCCGGGAAGGCGTGGACTCCTGCAGGCATATAACGTGTATATGCATTGCCTGTATGCAATCCTGAGGGTACCGCCCTGACACTCATGGCGTCACCTCAATTTTCGGGCAGACGAAGATATCCTTTTGTGTTGCCCCACCGGGACACCAGATCAGGATGATATTCACTAAGCCCTCGATGGTCGGGGTGTAACTCACTGACAGTGATTGCTTTACTGTCAGAAGTGGGTTTGCGCCAGACCAACTTTCACCGGGTTCGGTCGGCAAATCGGCAACTGTATCCCCGATTGTGTAGGACTTTATAAACTTGCCCACGTTAGGACTGACCTCGTCAGAAGGGCCTGTGACAATTGCAATCAACTCGTCATTTTGCACAACTCCACCAGGGCCAGAACCTACACCAGCGTGGGCAAAGTGGATCTTCAATGTCTTGGCGCCCCCAACAGCCTCGATATATGTGGATAACGGGAACTTCACGCCGACCAGACCTTTAAGACTGTAATCGGGGCGTGAGCTAAGCTTCTGAGAGAAGGGATTTGCCTGGAACCCGTCATCGGCCCCACTCGCCCGGTAGTGCGTAAGGACAGTATCACACCACCCACCCCGACTGGCCCAGAGATAACGGTAGTCCGGGGAAGTAAGCTCCCCCTGACTTGCGGGCAATACCTCTACCTCAACGCTATCCCGATAATACCCACTTGAAGTTTTGTTGATCGCCCCAGCGGCCGTCACGGTTTGCGGGAGTTTACACCCTACCAGCTTAAGAAGGATTGCAGGCGTACCAGAATTTCCTGCCCTCGTGCAATAGGCCAATGTGGTAAGACCTGTGCTCCCCGTAAAATCAACACCATAAAAGCGGAGAATAGCATTGTTTGATCCTCCAAAGTCTGCGCGAGCCGTAACGAGAGTAGTAAAATTGCCAAGAATCTCCCCACCATACCAATCCAGGGTTAGCGCCCCGTAGCCAAGAGTAAAGGCGTCGTACCCGGCCATTAAGGTACATTGGTCACAGCAAACATAATACCCTGTGGAACCGTACTGGTAAGTCGTATCATAGGGTTTGTCGGAATCAAAAGTACATCTGGTATAATAACAATAAGTGTCTTTGTCTCCATCCCAGGTAACGTCATTCCCCGCCACAAAAATCAGGCCGTAGGCGAAGACACAGTTAAAATCGAGGTGGATGTTATAGGACCCGTTGACTCTACCATCAAAATAGGCTCCGGCGGTTGGGGCATCTGTCCCGAAATCAATCGACGTCACATATATCGGTGCTAGAAAACTACCGACTAATCGATAATTCTGGTTTGCGGTGAGCCCTTCGTTATGCAAATGACTGAGGTAAATCGTATCCCCCGCAACGGCTACACTCACCGCCTGGCCAAATGTCAGAAAAGCATTCGCCTTTGAGGTCCCGTCATTGGCCCCGCCTGTTGCGTTGCTATCGACATAGTAGGTCGGCATATCCTACCTCAAGAGATGTTAAAATACGCTGCGGCCTCGCGACCGCGGAATGTCTCCCCGTCCGCGGCGGCGGTAAGCGTGGCAGGATCAATCTTCACCAGATCCGCTTCCATAAGGTTTCTTGAAAAATGGAAAGACAGGGAAAACCCCAGAATGAAGGCTTTCTGTTCTTCGGGTGTCAGAGCCGCAAATTGCGTTGACTGAAAAACATTCCGGGTCAACAAAACATCGCCCATCTTCTTGACCTCCTGATAGAGGACATAAAGCTGGCGCTGGATATTTTCTGACTGTGCTTTTATGGCATCAAAGTCTTTTTGTCTCAAATCTGGCATTCAAAAATCCTCAGGTTTGGTCTACCCCGGGCCTTAAGTGGGCCCGGGGTCCCGCGATCGTGGCCAAGGGTAGCGCTCTCGCTGCAGGAATCTGGTCAACCCTTCGGGGGCCTGTCCTTTGGCGTATCTTTTTTTACAGGCGCGTCTTTTTCCGCCACCACCAGCATGGGCTCGGCCTTTAAAATTTCCAGGTCTTCCCCGGAGAAATAATCACCAGGCCATTCTGTTTCTGCGGCGCTGTGGGCGACGCCGCAGCGCCGGAACCCGTCTTTTTTTGCGGATATCACGATAACTTTAGGCATCCTTCAGCCCTCCTTTTAAGCAATCCACGGACACACGACCACTTTGGCCGTATTCCGATATACATTGGTCGCCCCCGCCGCGTTGGTCTCCGCCTGCACCAGTTTGAGCGCGGCCGCCTCAAGACTCGGCGGCACCAAAAGCATCGTCGGACGCACGTTCAGCGGTTTGCCATTATCGCCCTTGATTGACATCATTGCGGCGCGGGCGGCAGCGTAATTGGTCTCATCCAGCGCGGCCTTGGAACCAAACGCCAGTTGCCACAGCCCGAAACCGGCATTCACCCGGGCATCGACGCCATAACGGTACTCTTTACGCGTAAATACGGCTTCGTCGTCTTTACGATTCATGGCGACAAAGTCATAATCGCGGCGCTTCTGGAAGATCATCGGCTTGAGTGGTTTTGAGGTGTCGAGCAGGAACCAGGGCGTCGAGGCGCCGGACTGCATATTCGACACACTGATCTCATCGCCATTCTCGTCGAGCACCGGATGATCGCTGTCGAAAAAATACTGGCCGTCATAACACGGCTTTGTGAAACCATCTTTCAACAACCCGAAAACCAGTTCATCCGGGTGATGCGCTGCATCCTGGCCTAATTGACGGAACAGCTCCCGATAAATTCCCAGTGAGTCATCCTCAATCTCATCCCGATCTACGGCAATGGTGTTCTCGAAGGACTTGTTTTTGATGGTATAATCATGGCTGGCCAGGTTCTGGATCACCCGGTCGCCAACCCATTCCCGGAAGGCCGTTGTCTTACCCAGCCAGGCATAGGTCTCCTGCCGGTTTGAGGACATGATTTCTGTGGCCACATCCCGCCACTGGCTTTCTGCGGTATTGAGCCCGTCCTGAAAGTTCTTTTTAAAGCCCGTCATAAGGGCCTGAAGGGTTGCCGGTGTAATCAACATATCGTTATCTCCTTAGAATTTTACCCAGACGCCAGCGCTATCAACGTCAAAAATAACGCCCACAGCGCTACGTGTGCCTGCGCCGTCGGTATTAGCCACAGTCTGATCATCGACCGCATATGCTGGTGCGCCAATATCGGCCGGGGAACAGGTGTTTGTGATGTCGTTTTCGAATAAAAACACCCCTTTCTCGATTTCCACGCCGACCTCGCCAGCCGCACCGGCACTGTTGTCGGCACGGGCCTTTGCCCGGCCGAGGCCCTTAAGGCCCGAGGCCGTTTTAGCCGGCACCGCGTACCCATTCTCGAGCGCTACCAGCGCGCCCTGATAAATCGTCACCCCGGCGGCCACCGGCAGAAATAAAGTCTTGCCATCCCGGGATTTTGTGTTCCGATCTGTGGTCAACGCTGTCATTGTTCATCTTCCTTTGTTTTCAGATAATCCTCTTCGGTGATGCCGAGTTGACGGCACACCGCCTTTTCTTCGGCCGTCAGTTGCCCTTTACCCTCGACGGCGCTGGCGCCCGTGGCCATGTCCTGTGCGGCAGCCGAAATCACCGGCGCTGTAGCAACAAAATCCTCAAACTTTTTCGGATCCGACCGATGTAGAGAGATGCCCCAGTCCCGCATGGCGGGCGTCAGTTTGCCCTCGGCGAGCGCCGCTTCCACGGCAGCAGTGGCCGCCTTGATGTCCTGATCCTGTTTCATGACCGCGACCTGTTCCTGCAGCTCTTTAAAAACCTGCATGGGCACATATTTTGAGGGATCCGGCTGCTTGCCCGGATCTGCTGCGGCGAGCGCAGCATTCAGCGCCACAATCAGCTCTTCCTCCTCAGCCTCTTCGAGGCCAAGGGACTGGGCAAGCTGTGCGTGTAGGCTGCTCTTCTCCGGCGCGTCGGCCAGTTTTTGACCCAGTTTTTGACAATGCGTTACCACATCGTCTTCGGTGGCGCCTTCGGGCAGACCCAGCGCCGCCACCAGTTTGTTCAGAAAATTCATCTGATGTATCTCCATTGATGAGGGTTGTTGAGATGCGACCGCTTTCAGGTCGAGATTCGGGACATTCGTAAGCCCCGCCCGCAGCAGCACCCGTGCCCGGCCGTCCGGGCTGTGTATAAATACCGGGCTGATATATCGATATTCGCGGGCCTTAAGCGCCGCCCGGGCCGCCTCGGTCCATTCCACCCGGCCATAAATCCCATCGGGCCGCGCGGCGAGCTCCTTGATCCACCCGGCCGCAGGCACGGGCCCCCGCTTGCTGGGAGCCTCTTCGGCCTGGTGGTCATAATCCACCACCAGATCCATGCCACCAGCGCGCGCCAGCGTAGCCCGGATCAGCGCATCCGGGTCATCCAGCCGATAAGGCCCACGACCGTCGCGCCCCCGGAAAGTGCCGGTCGGCAGCAAATGCACCCACTGATCACCGTTTTCAGGCGGCTCCTGAGCAATCTCAGTGGTGTGACAAGATATAGTCAGCATGTGTTGTCCGCTCGTTCGCATGATCTGCAGATTAGCGGGCTGGCGGGCGTAAAAAAGCCCGGACGGCTGTCCGGGCTTGATCAGAATTAGGGAGCGGGAGATGAGATTAGCCTAGCGGATTTTCCTGCTGGCGGCAAGACGGACGCGCGATAATTATAAATCGGCCCCGTGCTGCGTCGTTAAATGGGGTTTTAAATGGGTAAATATGATTTTTGGGGCTAGGGGTGCCAATATGCCATTCAACGCGCCAGGCGGCGCTTATTTTGGCTTGTTGATTTTAACCCAGACGAGGGCTATAATGGGTGCAGTCGGTCACTGGTCGTGGATGGCCCCGCAAGATCGACTCGACCAGGCGAGACGGCCACGCGTGCTCGCCGTTATTTTTCCCGCCCCTTCTTGTAAATCAACACACCTTTCCGCCGTCTTTTTACAGCGCCCAGCCAGTCGGCTATAAACGCCGTGGACCCATACCAGGTATTATCCCTTTGCTCGAATGCGACGATGCCATCGCGCGGCTTGCCTGCGTCCATAACCTGGAACCGGACCAGGTAACGCCGGTCGAGAAAAAATTGACCTGTGACCCTGTGCTGAATAAATTCTTCCCAGATTTCCGCCGGATCAAGCAGCGTCTCGGCAAGCAGGGAAAGATATCTCTCGCGTCCCTTTTTAAGGATTTTCCACTGCCCTTCCGCATCCCTGAACAACAGGTCGTTGATCGGCATAACCCGACCCGTAACGTCCGTAAAAAATCCGCCTTTTTCATCCAGGCCGAATTCCTGGACAAAGCGCCGGTAATACTCTTCCGGCGCCAGCCCTTCGGGCAGGAGGCGGTCCGCGGACACTTTCCGGACGGGCAGATCGCCTGGCGGAAACGCGCTGACGCGCGGCGGCTGACCTCGGATCAGGAGCGGTGATCCATCCGAAAATGGCTCGGCTGCCGGCGCCGGCGTGATGCTGCGCAGTCGGGCGCGTCCTACATTATATGCAAATCCAGGATCAATCCCTTCCGGCACGAGGGACGGTTTTCCGGTCCGCGGATTGTCATAGCGGCGGTTTTTAATCACCGGCTGGCGGGAAACATTCAAGCGCCGGCGCTGCAAATCCCGCTCGGACAACTGGATCACCGTACAACGGCACTTCCAACCGTTAGGCGGATAATGTGTCTCCCACCAGGAATCATCCACCGGCAGGACCGTATTGTCCCAGGCCCGGTGTTGCGGCCGGGTGCGGCCGTCATTGACCGCATCATACATAAGATAGGGGCGACGCTTTTTATTCCGCTCGATCCGCTCCCAGGCGCCGGCAGCGCGGGCCATGCGCAGATTGGTGTCATAGATGATCCTGAGCCGGCGGCGGCTGCCCAGCTGCGCTTTCCGGACCTCGCCGGTCAGCGGATCGACGCTCTCCTTGCGGCCCCACCAGCCTTTCTTGATCAGGGTCGGCTCCAGATCCCGCCGGAACGTCTCGAAGGTCGTGCCTTCGGCCAGGGCCGAATCCACCGCCCCGAAAATATCGCTCAGGATGTCATAGCCCGTGGATTTCGCGACCGTGAAGGCGGCAGCATGCTCTTCCTGCCACACATCCTGCCAGGCATAACTCTCCACCAGGCCCTTTTTTCGGAAAAAATCGACGGCCTCGGCGGGCGGCAGTGGCGTGAAGGATACGGTCATCACTCGCCCTCGATATTACCAGCAAGGCGCGCGTTAAAGGTGGAGCGCGCCACAAGGTTGGCCAGCTGCTCCATTTTCAGATTTGGAATTAACTCCAGAAGGCTTTCCGCGAAATCGTTATAGTCCATTGAACGCTCCGCGACGTCCAGGATCGCCTGGATCAGATCCTCGCCCGCTGCAGCCTGTAAATCATCCACAAATTTATCTACGACATCATCAATATCATCGCGATTTTTTACATGAGAACCCCTTTTCTGCTCAGCATGCACGCTCATTTCCTGCTTGTCTGGATGCGGCGCGACGGCGGAAGGTGTCAACACATCGTTCTCATCCTGCGGTTCTTTCAGGCCCATTTTTCCACGCACCTCACTCATACTCACCTTCAGGCCCAGCGGCACCAGTTGCGCAAGCGCGCCGGACAATTCGGTCATGTCCGTATATTCGCTGCGGCCCAGACGGATCTTCGGGTAAGCCGTCTGCGGCCCACGATTAAGATAGACGATCGGCACAACAAGTTGACGATTGAGCGTGGCGCAAAGCTGTCGGGCGTCGGCGCGTTCGATATCTTCGCGCACCTCGTTGTGCTCTCTGGAAACCGCGTGGCCGCCAGAAATTGCATCTGTCGTCGTGGTTTGCCCCAGCACCGCTTTGGACATTTGATGATCCATAAAATTGCAGAGCCGCTCATACATATCAGACGAACTCTTGCTTGCGGCAGAGATGAACTCCACCATCATGCTTTCCGGGATGATCGCCGCGGCGTCCGTCCCCAGCTGGGCGACGGCCCTCAGCAGCACGCGTTTCTCTTCATCGCTCGCATTGGGACCGTATTTGCCGACCCTGAGCGGTTGGCCATAAACTTCCGCGAAAGTCATCCAGTCCTTGATCCCGAAATTTTTGAACATCCAGGCCCAGGCGGCCGCCCGGGCGATGCCGCCCCGGATCGGCAGGCCGGATTTTGCCTTATGGAAATGCACGATGAATTTATAATCCGGCAAATCCACTTCATCCATGCCCTGCCGCAGGCGCAGCGTCGTGCCGTCCGCACGGTCAAACACAAACCATCGTGGATCACGCCAGATGATCTTCCGCGGCATCCAGTCGCGCGCGCTGACCTCCCAATTGATCTCCGAGACAGAGAATCCCTTGCCCACGGCATCGAGGATGTCGAACAATACATTATCGATATCGTCGCGGGCCAGCGCTTGACGCACCAACTCGGCGTTGGCGACGTCATTTTTATTATCGCTGGCCGGCTCAACGGTGAGCTCCAGCTGACAAACGGCCCGCTTGCGGGTGGACAGGATCGATTGATAATGAAGATCCTTCTCCTCGATTTCCTCCGCCATCCCGAGATAATCATGAGGATCGCCCACCTCGGTCTGCCGCAGGATCGACGCGAGCCGCCCTGGCGTCAGCCCATGCGTGACATGATCGCTAAAAATTTGCCGCACACCCGTCAGGCTTGGGGCGGCCATATCTTGTGTCAAGACTTTTCGGTGCGCCACAAGACCGCGACGGTCTATAAATTTATCTGTCATCACCATGCTCCCTTGATCCGGGCAACGGATCCCCGCACAGCGTATCCCGGCCCGATCTCGTCGTCCTCATTCTCATCATTATCCCCGTGCGCGCTTTCATATCCATATTCCACCACATCCATGATGCTCGCCGCCCAGGCGAGCGCGCCGGCAATAGCCGCGTCCCCGTGCCGCTGTTGACCGTCGGTCCCTTTGCTACGCCCCCCTTTTTCCGGCAATCGCGCCACACCCTTCTGCACCACCAACGCCCGGTGATCATTCATCACGTCCTCATCGCGGGGCAGGCGGATCAGGTCATCTTCAAAGGCCGCTTTGTAGGCCGGCATATTTTCCCGGTACCACGCGATCGACAACATCACCTGGTCAATCCGGCCGGAACCATATCGTTGCATGGCATATTCCGCGAGCGCCTGACCATTACCGCGCGCATCCAGCTTGCCGCCGCAAAATTTAGGCAGCCGGTCCAGGATATAAAACAAGATCTGTTCCTGCTGTCGGAACGGGATATTCCGCAACTCCACAACAAACGGCGTCTGGCGCACCATATTCGGCATCACCTGCAGCGGCCAGATGACGGTGAGGTCGCCGCTGCGCCCGAAATCTTCCCCGACGCAGGTCCGAAAATTGGGGTGCATGCTCTCCAGATGCCCCCGCAGCTCCCGCTCACAAAAATCCCGCGCGTCGGCCTCCCTTATGTGGTCCGGGACCTCGGCGTAACTTGTGTCCTTCTGCCAACGGATCACCGGGATATCGTCCTGCATCCTGGCCTCGATCAATGCGCGGGTGAGATAGGCGCCGGAGCCATCCTTCGGCACGCAATAAAGCTCCTCTTCCGCGTCCTCGCCATAGGTTGCGACAATCTCATCCCGCCATGCATCCTGGCCCGGAAGGGTCCATTCGACCCCGCGGACCTCGCAGATGCGTTTATAAAGTCCGTCCCTGAGCGCGTCGTCAAAATCCACCCGGATCACATTGCCCGGCCGCCGTCCGCTTTTGATCTCGTTGATCAACTGGTTATAAGGGTTCATGGCACCGTTATGGGTGGAGATCACCACCACCTTGCCGCCCCAGATCGTGAGCGCCAGCGCCGCTTTCAATACCTCCTCCAGCTCGTCGTGGAATGCCGCTTCGTCGATGATCACCAGACCCTGGCGACCGCGCAGGGATCTCGCGGCGCTGCTGAGCGCGATGATCTCATTCCCTGATGCGAATTTGATGCGAAAGGCCAGGATATCCCGATCTTCGCCGCCGGGTTTGCCCTGATCCCTGAACATAAATTCATCAACCTCAATAGCCGCCGGCAGTAACGCCCGGGCCCAGTCCGCGCAGGCGTCAATAAATTCCCGCGCCATATCCATGCTGGTCCCTAAATAGAGCACATCCATACCGCCTTCGGATTTATCAAGCGCGGCCGTGAGCACCGATTCGCAGGCCAGCCCCCAGGTGGCCCCGATCCGCCGCGATTTTTCCACCACCGTGAGCGCGTAATGAGAGACGGACGCATTGATCTTGAGTTGATAGCCCAGCAGGATGCTCGCCGGATCAACAATCTCATCTTCCCGAAACTCATATCGCGGCAGGGACATCAGGACCCTCCCAGAATTTTATCCCGGATCGCCTGGATCGTGTCAGTGGTCAGACCACGCTTCCGGGCTTCTTTCTCGACGGCGGCGGCCGCTTTTTGATTGGCTTTCCTTTCTGCTTCCGCGCGTTCTTTTAGGATCCGGTCCGCATCCACTCTCCCGGCCTTCGCCAGATGATCGAGGGACTTAGCTAAAAACATGGCGTCCGCAGGTTTCAGATTGATTTGGCCATTCTCGTCATCCAGCTGCCCCATCATCTCCATCAGCACCGCCTGCATCATCTCGATATTAAGCCGGGCGGTCTTGCTTTCCGGCGCATCGCCAAACCGTTTGACGAGGGCATCGGCGATCTCCCGGCTCCTCCGGATGCGCTCCGATATTTCTTGTAACCCTTTGATATGACGCCCAAGGGCCGACCGTGAGACGCGCGCATCCAGTTCCCAGAGCTTTCCCCGGATCTGATCAATGGTGCACCCCTGGTCCCGCAGATCGGCAATCAGACTGCGAATTTCTTTTGGCAATTTATCAATGCTGCTGGGACGGCCCATTCTGTACTCCTTATCCGCGCCCCGGTGAGGGGCGCTTCACGCCGGGAACGCGGGCCCGGCCGGCGGCGACGTCGGACCCGCGCATGGTGATGCGCACGATTTTAAGGCCATGATCAAGGGTACTGACCGTCACCAGCCCCTGTTCCTCAAGCCAGGCGATTTCGCTCAACACCACATCTTCCGACGTGCCGTGGCCCAGGGCGTCCAGGGCCTGCTTCATGACCGAATGATTGATCGAATAATCCGGCTCTTCATTGAGGAGCCGGAGGATACACAACCGTCGGTCTTCGGTGATCACTTTACTGAGGCTCATCCTTTTTTCTCCATATTCGCCTGCATCATCATATCTAAAGGCTTCTCCAGGCGCGCCAGTAGAGCATGCACGCCGTTAAGCTCCGCATTAAGCGTCTTGACCTCACCATTCAGTTTCTCGATCTGACGCCCCAGGGAATTCACATGCCTGTCCGATGGCATAACAACAAGTTGTTTTTCCGCCTCAACAAGCTTGCGGGTCAGGACCTCAAACCGCTCTTCGTCCTTTTTTAAAAACTGGATAAAGTCTCTTTTCTCGACGAATTTACTGCGAAAAACAAAAAACAATCCCGTGGCGATCAACGACGCCACTGTGGCCACGATCGGCCAGATGGTCCGAATGAATTCAAGCACGTCTGCCACGCGCACTCCTTTCTTCCTTTTCCTGGCATTTCACGCAAAATGACGTCCACGGGCAGGCGTCGCGCCGCGCCGGAGGAATCATATCCCCGCATCCCTCGCACCGGCCGTGGACCTGGGCCGGCGCACGCAGGCGTTCAAGATGCCGGCGCAAAGCCGCCGTCCGCTGACGTTCCTCCAGAGCCTGCGCCTGATCCACATAATCCATCACTTATCCCCCCTCGGCCCCCGGATGATTTGCCCCAACCCCTCCAGCAATGTCGCGGGCCTTTGTCCGGCCGAGACCGCCTTGTCCCGGGATCGTTGAACCACGGATACCCCTAAGATACTCAATGCGATGCCCCAAAGCCCCATGGTCATACTAAGTGTCGTGCCGATCGCATTGATGATTACCGGCGCCTTGTCCGGATACAGGATCACCGGGACCAGGACCCCGGCCGATGTACAGATCATCATCACGGCCCAGGTGAGCGAGACGGCATAGCCCAGCGTCGGCCGCCAGCGGCGCACATACGCATCATTGCTCGCGATCTCGCCGCGCATGGTCTTGTTGATCTCTGCCAGCTGCGCGGTTTCCGCCTGGATCAGCGCTTTTTCCAAATCCACCTTATGTGTGATCTCGATCTCGCGCAGCCGCGACAGGGCCGCCGGATCACGGTGCAGCGCCGCCTCGACCGCGCGCGGATCATTAACGTCCACATCCTCCCCCAACGCACTGGACAGCAGCCCGCCCACAAGCCCGCCGGCCGGCCCGCCCAGCAGCGCGCCGATCAATGGCGCGCCGCCGCCGATGATTTTCTTGACGCCTGACCAGATGCTCATGTCTTGCCCCTTACGAATAGGCCCGGTTGAGCCAGCCCTTTAAATATTTGTTAAAGACGGGTTTGGCGGCGGCCAGGGCGCGGTAAAACCCGGCCGCTTCTGATCGCAGCGGCCAGAGCAAATCATTGCCAAGCGTCCTGCACCACCGGATCGTCTGTGGGCCAAGGATGCCGTCATCGGTAAAATTGGCAACAGCGGCGGCACGGATGGCCCGCTGCAGGCATTTATGGGCCTGCAGCGGGCCCATATTGACGGACAGGTCAAAGACCTTGCCGCCGATGCGCGCCGGCAGCTCTCCGTAGCGATATTTCCGCCAGAATTCTTGATAATAAAACGCCTGTGCATCTTCCCAGGCCAAATCCCGGATATCGTCGGCGTCAATGGCGCCGTCGCCGGTAAAATCATAATCCGCATGGCCGTCCAGATCGGCGTCAACCTCGCCAAGGGCCTTAAGAGTCCTGAGGGAGATACCGTATTTTGTGATGCCACCGGGATCGTCCGGATCATTGACCAGGCCGCCCTCGTGTTCCATCAATCGCCTGAAAGCTATGAAAAAATTCTCGTCATTCATCATGACGATGAGGCTAGATTGACATGGAGCAAAAAAAAGCCCGGACGGCTGTCCGGGCGGGGGTGTCTTTATAGGGTAATAGTGGCAGAAAAATTTAATAAATCAAGTTCCCGGCTCACACCGCTGTGCCTCCTTTTAATTGTAGCGGGCTGTCTGTTTTGAACCTGTCCGGCGAGCCTATAAAATTTCTACTAAGAAGGCTGCTAACTTGTTGTGCGCTATTTTCGTACATTTAGGTTGTCAAATAGGGCCTGAGGTCCTATTATTGTGAAAGGAAAGGGGGAGCGGTTTCCCGCTCCCAGTCTATTCCTTCTTATCGAGAATCAGGTCGTTTTATTTCGATTACCAGTCGTAAGCGGCCTGATTCTTTCTCTACAAAGAAGGAGAAGTTAAAGCTGAATAAGTTCAGCATTTCTATCTCCTTTCTGTCGGCAGTGATTTTAGTCCGACAAATCGATCATACTGCATGGCCTGGCCCGGATAAAGGCATTTTTGCAAAGATTTAGTGGTGAATTTTGGTGCAGTTCGGTGAGAAACCGCCGTTTCAGAAAAGGTTGCCCTGGCCATCATCTGAGCCAGACCCGTTTTTATGACGCCGGACGGTGCGGATGTCGCAACCCACGTCCCGCGCGATGGCCGCATTTGACCGGCCCGCGTCCAGACCTTCATGGATCCGCTGCGCTGTGGTCCGGATCAACTGGTTATAGGAGCTCGCCGGGCCCAGCGGCACGGCGAACTTGCCGACGCCGAAGTGATCCTGCATTTTTTGCGCCGCCTCAAGCCCGATACAGTCCACAAGCCGCACTCCCGGGCGAATCTTTTTAGGAATATCCACTTCGGTGCCACCAAAGGCGTGCGCCAGCTTCAGCGTGGCCGGAAACCCGATCACATCGCAAATCTCACGCAGTTTCGGGGATAAATGGACTTTATGAGGCTGCATTTTATTCTACCTGATGTGAGCCTTGGGATGCACTTCGCTGTGACCGCGACGAAGATATTCCGCAAGGCGGTCATAGTCTTCACGCGTTTTGACCGTGGTCAGACCCCGCAGGGGGACTGGATGTGTTTTTGTAAAATCCGGAATATCCACAATCATTCGCCTTCCTTCAATCCGGTATGTGGTATCAATGGTTGAGGCCTTCATTTGCGGCACATAATCCGGCAAAGGGACACTGATGCGTCCGATGGTCGGGCTGTGCCGGGAGATGACATACCCGCGGGCTGCCGCCTCAATGGCGATCTGCCCCTGATGGGCACCTTCGCCCATAAATACCGCAACCGCATCCCCATGGGTCCAACCCATGGCAGCCATCAGGTCTTTATACAGGATAATCCTTAATTTATATGCCTTGTTATATGCCTTGCCTTCGGCGCTCACGGCCATGGCAACGCCGGTCTTGCCGGCCATGGACATTTGACGTTTTTTAAGTGGTACCCAACTCATTTGCTTTCTCCTCTTTTCGTCCAATCCTTCAGCGCCTCGATCACTATGTTAGCTTCGTCGACATTAAGCCATTCCGGATTATCGATCCCGGTCATACGTTCCACAAACGCGCACAGTGCCGCGCGCCATTGCGACTTTTGGGCGGCAAGCTTTCCGGACCGGCCTAGATTCCACCACAGGGCATAGATTTTCCGGACGTGCGCTTTTCGGGAAGCCGGATATTTTTTATTCTTCCGCGCGGGCGTCCAGCCCTTTTCCCGGAAATGATCTATGACCCGCCGCCGATCGCGGTCGGACAGGTCCCGGGCCGATTCCTTGCCGGCGACCTGGTGCAGGACATCGCGATAGGTCGCATCATCCAGGCCAAGGTCCTTTTTCGCGATGTGTATCTGGGCCAGCAGGGCGTTACTCATGGCGCCCCTCCAGCTCCTCCGGATCGCACGTGACCTGCAGGGCCGTGGAGACCATTCTGCCGCGATACTCCGGCGGCAGGTTGTAACAAAGGGTGCGGCAGATATCATCCTGCACCGCTTCCCGGTCCAAATCCTCGGTCTCGCTAAAAATGCGCACCACGACTTCCACTTCATTGGTCATTTCTATCTCCTCTTTTCATGAGTTGCGTTCCCCGTATTTAAAAACTTCATTGCCGAAGCTGTCCCAACCGCGCCGGGTGTTCCGCGCGAACAATTCCAGGTAGGGGCCGTCCACCAGCCGCTCGATGCGCTCATAGGCTTCTATGGGTTTCTGGGACTTGTCGGCGCCGCTGCCGGCGATCAGCAATTCACGGACATTCCTGGCATCCGGTCTGCGGGCGATATCGCCCATGGTGCCGATCAGGCAATGTTCCGTGTTTTGCCGGGTCCAGTAGCCGTTATTCATGCGCCAGTTGAATTCATCTTTCAAAGGCCGCACAGGATCACCATTCAACCCCTGTTTCGTGGCTTTCGCCCAGGTAAATCCGACCGCCTTGTATTTAAATCCCCAGGCCCGCATGACCGCCAGGCCGTCCGGCAACATCGGGTTGGTCACCCACAAAAATAAGACACAATCCTTTGAGGCCATTTGATGCACAGGCAGGGCCGCAATCTCTGCGGTCGGCATGCAGTCATAATCCTGGTTCGGATTGCGCCCGTCGCCCTTTTCGCTGCGACTTTCAAAAAGCCACGGCGGATCCGCATAAATCACCCGGTATCTGAGGAGGGAAATCCTGTTGATATCAGTGTAGGCAGTCATCTCTTTCCTTTTCCCCATCTCTTTCTTTTTCAAGCGAACTGAATTCCAGGCATTTTGACGAACTGCTGAGGCACGCCACCAGGTCGCGGTGTTTGCCGCCGGCCCGGATCCAGGCGCGGACCAGGCGTTCCGGGTCCTGCGGCAAGCCGCCGCCGGCGTCTCCCCCGGCAATCTCGGCCCTGGCCAGGGCGCTCGCCCGGCAAATCGCGGCGATAAGCCCCGAGCGTCGCGCCCTCTCCCCCGCGCGCCCCGACAGCAGCGATCCGGACAACAAGGCCAGATCCAGTAGCGCCTGACGCAATTCTTCGGGGGTGGTGCGCGCGGGCGTCATGGTCAAGCCCTCCCGCGCGCCACATTGATGGCGCGGCATTTAAGAGAGATAGGCGCTTCTTCAACCACGCATTGCGGGCTCAGACCTTCATCGTCCAGATGCTGCTGGGCGATACTCCTCGCGCCCTTGGCGTGGCGCGCCAGAACATAAACCGTCTCGCCGGTCAGGGGATGCACCAGATAAAGTTTATCGGGCTTCTTTTTACTCATGATGTCGTCCCCGTTTCTGGCTTCTGCGGACGCGCACTGGCAAGATCCAACGGAATTTGCTCATATTGATCGCTTTCGCCGATCCGCCGATAGAACCGCACATAGGTGGTGCTGTCATTCACCTGAATGCTGTCGGCAATCGCTTCCATCGCGCGGCGCCAGTCCGGATCGGTGATGTCCAGGCGCCGCAGGCCCAGGATCCGGGCTGTTGAAACCCGCCCCTCTTTATTGGTCTGAAAGGCATGGTCCACCAGGACCCTGATATTGTCATTAACACCCTCGGACCATCGCTCTATACACTGATCAATCAATGCCTTGGCGATCTGCAACCTTTCGTCAAAAACGATATGCTCGGATACGGCTCTGATCACCCTGTACCGTCCGTCAAAACTGGTGAGCGTCACATTACCCTTCTTACCACCATAAGGGGCGTCGTATTCTGCGGCGGACAGGTCTAAAAACCCACTGATTTCCGACAGGCTTGTGCTTTTAAAATGTGCCAGGATGTCGGCAACGCCAAGGGCTTGTTTAATCAGGCTGGTCACCAGGTCATTGCGCAATTTATCAATGGGCTTCACCTTGTCTTCGGGGACCAGGTTACCCTTGCTGTCCTGCATATAGCCTTCAGGAACTTGTGTCATTTCTTTCTCCTTAAAACCTGCTTAACCAGCTGTTTAAACTTGCTGTAAAGGGTTGGTTTCAATTCGGTCGTGATCGTGCCTCCTGCGGCCAAGAGACGAGCATCTAGGCGCGGGTGCTGCATTGTCCTTCCTCCTTTGTCCGATAATCCGAAAGCCGAGTGATATTGTCGAAGGGCTTGAGGTCGATTTCTTCCCGCATGGAACGCGGAATGGTGCCGCATTCCAGGATGTCGGCGCGGATCAATGTCCCCAGGAGATTAGCAAAAAGGATCTCCGTTTCTGTCGGTGTCAATCCCTTGCCGCGCATATAGCGATCCTCGAGCCATACGCACATATTTGACAAATCGTCAGACAACATTTTTCTCGCTCCTGTTCTGGAAATTATTCTTGCAGTCCAGACAGGCGCGACGATGCCGGAACACCTGCGGGCTGGCGGTGGTGAGTTTGCTTTGACTGTGGGTGTCGCAGTCCTTCTGAGTGATCTCGGTATTGAGGTAGGGACAGTGGACGGTCTCATGCATCAAGGCGCTCCGGATCTTCCGCTCCACTTTGTAAAGCTTTGCCCTGTAACGGTTGTTCAGTAGAAGGTTGACGGCCGTGGTGGAGATTCCGACCTCTCGGGCTACTCCAGCCTGACTGATTTTGTCGCAAGCCTCTGCCAGAACGACGATGAACTCCGGCGCTTTCTCGCCCCATTTTTCTTTGACTTTCTCCATGGCGGTCATGGACGTGCCTCCAGTTCGTAGATTTTTTTGGTGTTTGGGTCGTAGACCTTGCCGGTCTTGGGGCTATATCTGGGATGAAGGGGGCCGTTATCGCGGACCAGCAGGTATTTCTTGAAACCGTTGCTGGTCGGCGCCGTGCCCTTTTCCCGGCGCGGAAGCAGCTGCAGGTAACCGGCCTGGTACAGGCGGCGGATATATTTTCCGGCCGCATCCTCCGGCTTTTTCTCTTTGCCGGTACCGGCCAGCATGACCAGGTCGGGTACAGTGAATTTTCGGCACACCCGCATCGCGCGCCAGAGCCTGGCGGTGAAGCTGTCCGGTGAGGTTTTTTTGGCGAAAGTCAGCGGGCCTTTCGGGCCAGATGTCAGGGTGATCTCCTCAGCCTTTGCCGTCTTGCCTTTTTGGGTCAGTCGGTAACAACCGGCCTCAATGCGTTCCACATAACCTGCCGACAGCAGCTTTTGTGCGCCGTCCTGGAGAGCATGCCGGTCTAAATCGCTCTGCCGGGACATCTCTTCAATCGTCAGGCATCGCTCCGGACCGATGATGCGCAGGACTTCGTTAAGTCTTGTTGCAACCCCCGGCATCAGTCGGCCCTCACTTTGATGGGCTGACCATTATCCCGGCTGTTGAGCAGGGTTTCCCCGGCCATGGCTTTCCTGGTCACCACGCCGTCGTTGCGTTTTCCGAACCGTTCAATAGCCATGATAGCTTCCTTGACTTCTCGGATCCGGCCCCTGGACACTTCCAATAAAAACTCGATCAGATCATCACTCACCTCGACCTCGCAAAGCTCTTTGACCAGGCTATAAACATCGTCGCGGCTGGCAGGAAAGAACTCCACATACTGACCTATGCGGCTGGATATCTGTGGAAACCTGGAGATATTGTGACGAACCTTTTGCATGCCTACAAAAATAAACGGGATCTCCAGCAGGTCGGAGAAATCTCGCAAGGTCTCCAGGCATTTTTCCGAGCGGCTGAT